GATACTTTAGGTGGTGTAATTGATTCTACTAAGGAATACTTTATAGATGGCGTTATTGATATGGGATTAACTCAAATCACAGTACCACCTACAGGTATGACTTTAAAAGGATACTCTTTTGATATAAGTGGATTAACTTCTAGTGAGGATAATTACACTATGTTTATATCTGAAAGTATTGTTATTGGTTCTGGAAACTTATTAGGTGTTGATTATTTCATAGAGGTCACTGGTACAAGCTCTAAAGTATATGAGCTTTATGATGCTACAGGATTTAATGCTTTTGAATTTAGCAGGGTTAATTATATTGACTGTACATCTTTAGGTGACATATACGACTATAGACAGGGGTTAGAATCAGGTACAGGAAGGTTTGGAGGTAGCCCCTCAATTTGTTTACATGGTCTTTGGCGTGGTGGTTATCGTACATCTACTTCAATAACAAGAAGCATGAGTGATACAACTACAGAGCCACTATTTAAGGCAGGCACTTTATTCCAAATGAATAGTAGATTCTTGACTGATATGAATGTGGACTTAGGGGACTTACAGCCTCTATTAGATTTTAGTGATATTAATTTCCCTAACTCTTCTACACTAGAATTAAGAGATGTTATACTAACAAGAAATAGTTTAATAGTACCAAATGATGCTAATATAGCTCCAAACATAAAAGCATCAAATTTATCATGTAGTTGGAAGGGAAACAACGGAATACCTAATACATTTGTAGGAGCTATTGCTACTGTCACTACAGAAGTTTTAACTACGCTATCATTTAACGTGCCATCTGTATTAAATGGTACTATTACTACTTCAGACTTACAGCACTTTGATTCACCTGCAAATGGTCAACTAAGGCATTTAGGGAGTAACCCTAGGGAGTACACAGTCAACTTTGACTTTGTTTTAGAGGGAGGGCAAAATGATGATTACAGAATAGAGTTAGTTAAGAATGATGGTGTGGATTCCGTTATCCATCAACAAACTAGAGTTATTAACAACCTATCAGGAGGTAGAGATGTAGCATACTTTACAGGTTTGGCTAATGCAATATTAAATAAAGATGAATACCTATTTTGGCAGGTGACAAATATAAGTGATGGTTCAAATTGTACCTTAGAGCTAGACAGCTCTTGGAGTGTAGAAGAAAGATAATATGAAAGTATCAAATATAATGATGAAAAAAGAGATAGAAAACTTACAAGCTAAGTTAAAGGATCAAGATAATAACCTTGATAAGATTAATTCTATTAATGAAGTGTTAAAAGATAAGGTTACTTTATTAAATTACTCTGATAAGATAACACTTATTAGAAGTATTTTAACTGGCATATAATCCCACGCTAATATAATAAGCCTTTAGTTTATTCATTACAGCTTTAGTAGCACAAGAGCATCTCTGACCATGATATGCTTTTGTGTTTAGCTGTACTTCATACATTAGCTTTTTATCTTTGGATGTATACGCTTTTAACCAATCATTGTAATACTTTGCTAGTAGTTCATCTCTGGTTTGAATTGTTAATTTCATGCTTTTGGCGTGTGCTTATCTATTAGTACTTCAATCAAATTGTTAAGGCTTCTGTTTTGTTTCTTAGCTTCTGCCTTTAGTCGCTTAATTAGATCATCTGATAATCTAAAAGCGGTTTGTTTTTTGTCGCTCATTTTAAAATCTATCTTGGTCAAGTCTATTGATTTCAAACTTAGTATTGATTCCTTCATCATAGCCCTCGAATACGCTCCATAAATTAAGTAAAACTGTGTTTCTATGGTCTTGGTTATTTCTGATGTCTTTTATTTTTGCTCTTGCTTCTTTTAAAGAATCAAATAAAAAATCTTTTTCGGTTAATTCTGTCATAAAAAATACTCTGAATGTTGTTCCTGTTTCGTATGTCATGATTTCTTTTGTTTCTTTGTTTGTTTCTATAATTCAAAGTAACACATTATTTATTTGTTATACAAGTGTTATACTAAAAAAGATTGTATTTATTTTAAAAAAGTTTATAACTAATTAATACATAAGCACAAAAAAAGGGTTACTATTTCTAGTAACCCCTCCCAAAACAAACAACCACAAAACTTCTTTATGCTGCTGGAGTTTCGTACCCAACAAGTAATGCTAATGTAGTAGCGTAATCAGTAGCTAAGAATCTCTTAGGCTTCAATTTATCACCACCAGCTAAAGTTAATGAATCAGTAGTATCACTCGCATCTTCTGCTCCACTATTTTGAGTACCTTCAGTAGTTTTTAAACCATTGTTAATACCATAAATTAAGAACTCTTGATTCTGAGTTTCTACGATAACAGCCATCTTAGCTACTAACATCTCTTCTATTACTGCATCATCAGCAGGAGTAGTAGTGATTAACTTAATAGCTACAGTATGATTAAAGAACTTATTACCACCTTCAGCACTTACTGCTTCCCATCCAGCACTACAAGAGTTATCAGGACTTTCAAAGGTAAATGTATTAGTACCTGAAGCAAATGTAAGAGATTCTACATACCCGTCTAAATCTTCAGTAGCTACAGCATCGGCTGGAGCATACATCCAAAATCTGGTATTTAGTCCTCCTAATCTTCTTAGGTCTTCACAGGTCAAATCTACATCCGCTGTGATTTTACAAACTGCCATAATTTTATATTTATATTGTTAAACAAAAGGGGAGTAATTAAACTCCCCTATTTATATTATACAGATGGAGACTGTGCTATTACAGTAAATCCAGCTGCTCTATATTGGTAACCCATTCTGTATTTAACAGAAGTCTTAACATTATCATCATCATTAGAGTACCAAACTTTTGCATTAGTTTCATCTCCTGCTTTCTCAATACCTACTACATGATTTGTAGGAGTAGTATAAAGAAGCTTGTGAGTAGACAATAAAGAGAATGAAGCTAAAGCAGCATCCCATTGAGATAACTTAACAACCTCTACACCTCTATATCTTACATCGATAATTCCACCAATTTGGTAACCTACTTGTAAATCTGAACCTGTAGATACAGACTCATAAGAAGAAACAAGGTTATCAAAAACTGAACGAGTTACATAAAACTTTCTATCAGCTTCTGGAAGTTGATCTAAAGTAATTGGAGCAGACTCATAAGCTAATTTCATTTTTGCTAGAGCTTCACCAGCAACTAAAACAGCGTTAAAATCAGCAACTTCAGCAACATCACCAGCAATTACACCTGCATCTAGTCTAGTCCAAAGACCATCTAACATATTAATGTCAGTATCGATACTAGCAGTATCACCAAAAGAAAGGATATTGAAAGCATCTCTACCAGCAGCTTCAGCTACTAAAGTATTCATTAACTTTTCAGCAGCAGTACCTGTTAAATCATTAACATCATTACCAGCCTTTAGCCACTCTTCATAAATAGTGTTTGCAAAAGCATCACCACATTGCTCTAAGAATATTTTAAGAGGAGAAACTTCTAAAGTTCTATTAAGAATCTCTACACCTGTACCAGTAGCAGTACGCCCACAAGACAAATCATCCGCCTTTGTGATTTTTGCCATTTGGTTAGTATAACCTAATTGCATTTTTGATTTGATACCGTTAAGTACAGTAAACAAATCAGTAATTCCAGGGTGTTGTACACCTGGAGTAATAAATACATCTAACGTTTCTTGTCCGTTGTACGTATAATCTAAATTTACACCTATTGCATTCGCCATAATTTCTATTATTTATTAATTTCTTTTTTTACAATTTTAAAAAGGAAGCTAAACCACTAGCTATACCACTTTCTTTAACTTTTACTTCTGGAGTTTTAACTGCTGCTTTAACAGATTCTTTACCTCCTACTGTTACACTAGCCATAGCTTTGTTTTCTACTTCTAAAGCTTCTACTTTAGCTACAATCTCTGCTACTGTTTCAGTCATCTTAGCGTTAACTACTACTGACTCTTCAAGAGCTTTAGAGCTTTCTAACATAGATGCTTTTAAAGTTTCAATTTCAGCTTTTAAAGACTCATTCTCTGCTGCTAATGCTTCTGCATCTACAACTTCTTCTTCTGATGCTTCAATCAATTCAGTAATCATACCATCTACTACTACAATCTCTCTACCATCTTCTAGTTTGTAAGTACCATCTGCTGCTGCTTCACCACCCTCTTCTACAAAGATTGATTTACCAACATACTCGCCATCTTCAGAGTCAATGTATACCGAAGTACCATCCTCTAAAGTAATGACTGCTGCTTTTACTTCATCCTCACCTTTCACTACTTTAGTGATTAATGACTTAATGTCTTTTAAAAGACTAGTCTGCTTATCATTCATATCATTTACATTATTTACATTATTTAATTTAATACTCGCTACTGCTCGATATTGATTACTACTAGCGTTCACAAATCCAATAGACTTAGATTGGTTTAAATCCATTCTAGTCTCTACATCCATTAAGCCCTCAATAGTTTTCTTATCAGCTCCTAGCTCACTTGTATAAAAATTGGCTAGTTTGTTTTCTTCTACTCTCATATAATCTGCAAGCTCTTCTAAATCACTTGCACCCATTGGAGCAGTTGGTTGAATCCATGGGTTATGGATCATCAACTCTGCATTAGGTAACATACTTCTCTCATTACCTGCTAAAAAAATAACTGTAGCAATAGAAGCACAAATGCCTACTGCTTTAGTTTTAACCTCTACATCTAATCCTTTAAGATAATCGTGTATTGCATATCCTACTGTTACATCACCACCCCCACTATTAATATCTACGTTTAAAACGTCTATATCTCCTAGTGCTAATACTTGATTACGTACAGATTCCAAAGTTACCTTAGAACCTATTTCACCATCTATGTAAATTTTACCTTCCATAT